CAAATTTATTATCAGGACTATTATCGAATCCGGTTGTTGGATCGAAGAATGGATCAGAATTACCACCACTTTGACCGGCTCCTGTTCCAGTGCCTGTTCCTGTCCCAGTTCCAGTACCTGTTCCGGTTCCAGTACCTGTTCCGGTTCCTACTCCTCCACTTCCAACATTAATCTTTCCGGGTTCATCTTTATTTAAGATTCCGTCTCCATCTTTATCGCCATCTTGAGTATTTGGAATTCCATCATTATCTATATCATCATCAAGATGGTCGGGAGTTCCATCACCATCTGTATCTGTGTTGTTAAGTATATTCGGGGTCGGTAAAGAAAGACTTGGTAAACTTAATAATGCAGTCCACGGTAAAACAAGTGGAATTGGTGAAGGTACACCGGGTATAAGACCCGAATAAATACCTGCAACAGTTAATTGATGTGCAATTAATGCATTTGCAAATGCGGATAACGCCCCTTCAACATCGGTGTTATTAAATGTTTCTTTCAGAGCCTTATCAAATCCAACAGGAACTCCTGGAAACAAAACTTGAACACCGGTAGTTGGTGCAAACATTGGAGGCATTGGTGGGACAGGACTAAACGTAGATGCAATCCAATAAAGACAAAATCCCGTTGCCATTAACGTAAATCCCGGTTCAACCGATGGGTCTGGTAATTTTTGTGTAACTGAAAAATTTAACTTCAGACCTGAACTTAAAAATTCTTTCAGTGTACTCTTATCACCTTTTATCAACTTTGCACCGAAAAATGGTGCAGTGTCACCAATATTAGATAATTCATATGCCGTTGCAATTTTATCAGCGGCATCATCTAAATCGTTAACTGACCAACTTTGCCAATAAGGACGTAACAATGATTTGAATAAATCAACATTCATAATTAGGTTTTATCGATTGCACCTTTACCACTCGAAGGCCAACCGAAACGGCATGACCAATATCTTGCCTTATGTCTTGGGCCTGGTGTATCACAATTGTGTCTTGCACGAAATGACTTACGTCTTGCCGCATTAGACTTCTTTATCTTCATTGTTTTCTCACCACCTTCACCCTTGTGACCAAAGTTTACCTTTACCACATTTCCGTTTGGGTTTTTTACATATACGGAAAATTTCTTTGGCCCACCTGGTGTTCTGAATGGTTTACCAAGAGATACCTTACGTCCACGATATTCGGCTTCACCAAGAACTTCTGTTGTTGCTTCTTGAATACCGAAGTGGACTTCTACAATCTTACCCTCACAATTTGTTGTGTACCCTTCGAGACGATAAACAGGATTTTCAATAGTTACCGATTCGTTACGATAACCACCGCCAGCGGCTTTATATGCCTTCACAAGAGCGGCCGATGCATATGCAGATGGCCACACTTTATACTTTCTTTTTATACGTGATTTTACACTACTATAAAGTTTTTTATTTGTTGGAACCGCACGTTCAATTACAATACTCATTTACGTCTCCTACGTCTTGGGGTTTCTTCCTCCCAACGATTGTAAGGTTCATCACAAACTTCTTCTGTTTCTTTTGTTGATCCAAACTTTTGACCAAATTGTTCAGAGGCAACTGAAAATAATCCACCTAAAACAATCCACATGAATCCTTCAAAAATGAACTGCTGGATTTCTCTTCCCATAAATATACTTGCCCATGCAATCAGTAGCATTACAAGGAATGATAAAAATGTCATGGTTCTTTTTGATGATATACCACCACCAACGCCACTAAATATTTCACGAATTATTTTCACTCGGTTCAACCCCTTCTCCTGGTTTTTCATCTAATTTTGCAATAAAATCTTGACGAAACTTTTCAAATTCTTCTTCTATTTTTTGCAACAATTCATCTTTTGTTTTACCCGTATCCCATTTTTCTACATCACCAAAACCATTTACAAATGATAGTTTTGATAATTCTTCAGCTATCAAATTTTTATCACGTTCTGCCTCTGCCAACCAAGCCAATGCATTTTGTTTCATTTTTTCTTTTTCGTATTCGTCCCAACGTTTTTCAAGCTTTATCTTATGTTCCATTTCTACCACACAGTCAAAACACATTCCGTGAATCACTTTCATTTTTTCGTCTAATTTTTTTGGAAATGCACAGATACAAACTTCTTTTTGACAATTTGGAAATTCATTCAAATAACTATGCAATTCTCTTTGCCATTCTTTTCCTAAATTTAAACTATACCCGTCTTTTTGTTCCCACTCATTTCCATCTTCGTCTTTCCATCTATCACCAACATTTCGAATCGGAGTTTCTGAAACTTCTCCATCATATCCGATTTGAATTTTATTTTGACTTTGATGTGTCCCTGCAAGTAAGTTTTTTACGTCCTTAATACTATCAATTTTTATGTCTGACATATACCACCGAAATTAAATGAAACCTTTATTACAAATAAATATCAACCGAATTTGAAATAACCAAGTAGTTGATTAATTGGTGCAAACGCACCTGTAAGTTTATACGTCTTGCCTTTGAAATTAAACACAATACCTTCGAGTGGGACAATTGATTTTAATCCACCGGCAGCTTTTATTCTACTTAACTGTGTTTTCAATACCTTTAGATCTTCAACATCAGTTGATGTAGATAATTTATCGATTGCCATTTTTACATCAGAACGTATTTTCTGTGTTGTCTTTTCAGGATCAAGTGCCATTACATCACTTACATTTTTAAGAACTTCAGCACCAAATTTCAAAACAAGAAGTTCGAATGGTTTGATGTTTTTCTTTTGTTGTTCTTGAAGTTTTGTTTTATCAACTTCTTTTGCCCAACCTAAAAGTTCTGCGTTTTTAATATTTGAACTATTTAACGTGAATGATTTATCGTAAAATGCCCATCGTTTAACAAGACCTTCAGTTGTTTTTTTGTCAATAGACACACCTAAACGTTTCACATTCTGACTGATATATTTTTCCCACCACTTTTGATGCCACATACCGAGTGTATCGTTATCTTTACAATTCATTTGTGTTTGGAGTTTTGTCAATTCATCTGTGAAATATTTTAGTTTTTTCTCGAAATCAACAGATTGTCCTATTGTTAATTTCTTTGGTTTCGATATACTAAATGTTTTTTGTGTATCTGCGTTTACTTGTTTAATCATACCGGCAAGAATTTTTGCATATTCAGGATAATCATCTGTTTTTTCACCACTATCATTATACAAAGAAACTCCGTGAAAAACAATATAAGCACCATCATAGTTTATGACATTTGCACTTTCAGGATACATAACTTCAAGATTCATCCAAGCGTTACCATTTTGAAAAATCTTATCTTGTTGTTTCGGTGAGATACGTTGGATTGCCTGTTCTAAATCTCTAAAGGCATATGTGAATGCTCGTTCGATTTCACCACGTCCTTGAAATTTTGTTTTTATGGACTTGTAATTCATTCCACCTGATTTTATGTCACCTTTATTTCTTGCAGCATATAAGTTTCCATTTTTAAAAGTAACAAATAGATTTTGTCCATCTAATTTTTCAGTTGGATTTCCTGTTACAGATATTTCACCAGATAACCCGACTCTAAACATTTCTTTCATATCACCGAATGTAAGTCCCATATCTTCGAACGGGTGAGTCATATGTCCAGCAACACCACCTTCAGTAATGGTGTCATCATCGTTTGCAACTTCTTCAAATACCTTATCCCAAAACTCACGTCTTACAATAGAAAGTCTTTTTGATTTATCTTCTGTTACTTCTGGTAAAAGATTGATATTGAACTTTTTAGCAAGTTGAATTATCACAGGAATCAATAACATTGTACCAGGAATTGGTATTGCCGCTATTGCACCAAGTCCAAGTATTTTTAAATTGTCTTTAATCTGTTGTTGAAACATCTCTTTTTCTTGTGAACTCAAAGACTTTGTTTTTAAGTATTTTCTAATAATTGGTAACAAATTTTTTGTGTCACCATATTCTTTTTTAAGAATACCGAAAAACATCTGTGCCTGTGCTTCTGACATATTCAATAATACACGGAACCATTCATTTACATCTTCTTTAAGATTACCACGATTTGAATTCATCTTTTTGATAATCATATTAAACAAGTCTGCATCAAACCAACCCATTACTGATTTAAATCTAGATTTTAATTCCGATAATTTTGCCTCTTGATCCCCAAGTGCCTTACGGATATTTGTTCCTGACATTTCACCGAATGACGGTATATCAAATGATATATGGGGTGCATATACATAATATGCATATGGGTTATTTAAATCTTTATATGGGATGGCTGTTGTTTTATTATACTTCATCAGTCTCTTATATCCAGATAATCTACCCGTATCTTTTTCACCAATCATGTAGACTATAACAGTTTTTTGTGGATCAAATTTTTTCAATAACTCCTGTGGATTATACGGACTTATTACCTTTACAACATTCTTTACACCGTGTTTGTTTATAATCTTTTTCTTCTCTTGAAAATTAAACGGAGAACGTTGTGGATCTGTTTTATCAGACGTAACTATATATGTATTCTTTTCACCAAATTGTTTAGCCAACCAATCATACGCAGCTTTGTGATGTCTGCCCATCGGTTGAAAACGACCAGGATAAATTGCAATAATAGTCTTATCACCCAAATCCTCCTCTGAAAAAAGTTGGAGTTTCAATTCTTTGATTATCTGTTTGACTAATTTATTCATATGATTCATTCCGGTTTAGTTGGCCAAATTATATTGAAAGGATCTTGTTGTGAAGTAATATCTCTCAATTCTTGACGGTATGTTTGCCATTCTACCTTCTTCTCGTCTGAAAGTGGTGAATCAGATAACTGTGTCCAATCTGACTCCAAAAGTAATATATTTCGTTGGTTTCTAATGTTTTGCCACATTAGATTTTGTTCATACTCAATTTCTGATTCTGTTTTTGGTCGTATTTGTTCGTATTGAACTACTTCATTTCCTTCTATAACAAAGGACTGACCTGTTACAACATCATTATCAGTTTTTTGGGCAGGGACAAATCGAAGAGGATACCATCCATAAGAACGTAACCTTTCGTCGTCTAATAGATAAAAATTAGAAACATCTGCCCAATTTTGTGGGAGTGGTCTTGGATAACCTTTTACTTCACCGTTTTCAACTTGTATATAATCCACTTGAAATACCTCATAAACAAAAAGAGACATATCCTATAAATATGTCTCTTCGTAGATTACCATCAATAATACGACCCATCATCTATAACATCCTTCTTTTTTCGTAGGGCAGCAATACCTTGACCACGCCAATCTACATCAACGAGATCATAATATTTTAGGGTCATCTGATAGTCTGGTCTGTTGAAGTCATGAATAAAAACAATCACGTTCTCATCTATAACTTCCCAAATTGATTTTGCACAATATTTTCTTGCCCTACCATCAATCAAGATTTTCGTAAACTTCAATCCTTTTTCTTTTGGGTAATTGATGTAGTCCTTGAATTGTTCGTATCGGCAAGGAATTGGATTTGGTGAGTGAGCGGCTATGTGATGTAGTTCAATATTTTTTGCTCCATATGCATCTATTATACCACCCAAAGAATTTATCCAGTCAATATCGTGTTCAATTGATATTACCTTTGAAACAATACCAGACCAATAAAGTGTTGAATTTCCACTTCCCCATTCAAGAAGAACATCATTGGAAGTTAGAAACTTCTCAATGAATTTATACTCCCACTCGTTCATAAGTGGTCGGTATGACTCGAATTTATTAG